TACTTAAACCATCAACCTGTGTTTCTTTTTTCATTTAACCTTGACCTCTAGTTTTTTTTCTTTTTGGTTTACGTTTACTATATGCTTTCGCATGACGGCCTGGTCTTTTTCTCCTAGTTTGCTTTACATGAACATACCCATAAGACCTGGGTTTAGCCATTAAGACATTTCAGTAGCGTAACAATCACCAGTACCAATAGCAGCAAATTTCACACCTTGTTCAGGTACTTTTATTATTTCTACTGTGTCAGCAGGAATAAATAAATCTGTAACAGCAGCAGTTGGTGTTGCAGCAAAAGCAATGTGCATATCCGCACTAGCAGCTATTCTTACAAATACTGTATCTGCATTAAAAGCGGTTGATGATGCAGCACTTGATCCTGATGGCGATACTTTGTGCGTTGTGCCTGGAGCTAATCCATAATTATAAGCCATTTATTTTTTTCTCCTATTTAATTTTAGAGGGTGGAAAAACCGCTAGGTCAGAGCCACCCCCAATTTTGTTTATACTATTTTCAAATAACAAATACTATCTTCTAATAACAAAAGTTACATAAAGCACATTTGCATTAGTTGATGCACCATCTGTAATTATTTCAATAGTTCCATCTTCAGAAACAGTATTTGCTGCTGTTGGTTCAGATGTATCTACATCTCCAACCGCAGAACCAGAATAAGCAACTGTAATTGCTGAATCGGTCATAGCTGTTCCGCCAATTTCAAAAGTAATTGCTGCATTTGCTGTAGCAATCACACCTTGAAGTGCGGTAATAATTTTGATGACTCTCCCACCATCAGGTATTCCAACATATGTTGAAGATGCCGTACTGATGTCTGCGATTTTTGCAGTTAAAAAATAATCGTTTAATGTTCTCATTTTTTTATCCTCATTGTTCCGCCCTTAATCTAATCTCAGGACTTCAATGTTAATATAAATGCAAGGGGAGCAGATTTTTAGATTACCCCCCTTACACTGTTAGGTATTACGAAGTAGTTACGTCTGTAACCAATCCGCTTGATAGTTCATTCTTCGCTTCAAGAGTATATTCAACTACCAAAAATCTTTGATCTGCATCAGCAGTCTGTGCAGGATTTTGAAGTTTGAAATCTCTCAAGAACGACACCGCCCAGAAATCCATTTCTAGTAAGTGAACATCCTGTCCTCTTTTAGCGGAAGTTGAATTAGCTTTTCTAATCCAACGATTCGGTATGACTTGCATCGTACCAAAATCTGATTCGTAAACATCGATAGAAGTCATAAGTCTTTTATCTTCTGCTTTGTCGAATCTAGTTGCTCCACCTGTGAAGAAGGATAGTTTTTGTTTATTGAAACCATTAAGCATGATTACATTAGGGTTTCCGCCACTATCCCAAGTAGTTTTCAAAGTTGATCGCAGTAAAGTTTCTGTGAATGCTCTTTGAGTTCCATCTGTTCTAATAGCTCCCCCACCAGCTCCAGAACCGCCAGTTCCAGCAGAGACGTTAGTTGAATACCAAGTTGGTAATCCTCCTAAATATCTTGTTGGTGAACCTGAAGTTCCAGCCGCAGAAGCCACATTAGCTAAAAGAGCATTTTCCATATCTCTTTTTAGTTCTTTTGCGGATTTTGCAACCTGGTATGCTAACTCAGTATTTCTACCAGCCAAATTCGAAGCGTCATCTGATCCAGACACTAGACAGGCCTTTGAAGAAATTTGAGTATAGTTGGTGACTTTGGTAGACGAAGTAAGCGTAGGATATGAAATCGAAGCTCCTTCAGCGTCTGCATTGACAGCCACAGCAGTCAGGGTATCTGTTTGCCATGAGTGTGCAGTGTTAGTCGCTTTGTTTTTACCAACGCCTGACATAAAAGGGGTATCTGACGGTGATATATTATAAATAATATCAGCCAAATCTTCCCTTCTTCCTGTTGTATTGTAAGTCGTTAATACAGGCATTTGTTTTTCTCCTTGTTAGTTGTTAAACGTATTTTGACAACAACTCTGCCGCATCTCTAGGATTACCGCTTCGTTGAAGTCGTTTAATTTTCTCCAACCGGTTATGACTTATTATTTCATCTTTAGTTTCTTTAACGCCTGACCTTACCATTTTGTCTGGTTTGACTTTCTTGCTAACCAAAGTTGGTTTTAACTTTTGGTTATTTTGATGAGTCATCGCATCCATAATAATATCAAACATTCTTGAATCATAAACTTGGTTAATTTCTTGATCGTTGAAATTTCTACCCAGTAAATAATTTCTCATGTTTGTTTTAAGAGTTGATCCTTTAACTGGATCTCCAAAATCAGGATGTTTTAAAGCAACCTTCTTTTGTTCTTCTCTTAAAATTTCCTGAAACTGATCATCTTGGTGTGAACGTAGCTTTCTTTGAGCTTGTGCGATTGTTTCTCTTCTTCGCCTTATTTTTCTCTCAAGTTTTGCAGCTTCAGTAGGGTCTTCATCAAATAGTTTATCAAGTTCTTTAGAACTTAATTCGCTATTGACTTCAGCGTTTAAAGTCGCTGTTAGATTATTCAAATCCGTCATTTTGGTTGAATAGTCTTTGGTTAGACGATCTTTATCGGATGCTAACTGTCGTTTGTCGATAGCTAGATCTTCCGTTTTTCGTCTGTAATCGGCATCTTTTTGATAACCTGCTTTCAGTTCATCAAGATCAACATCAATTTTTTCACCATTGACTATTATTTGGTGTAAATCGGTTACTTGAGTTTCCTCAGCGTTTTCTTTTTTAGACGCTTCTTCTTTTTCTTCAGCTTCCCTCACAGGTTGAGCTTCAGTTTTTTCTTCTGTTTGAACTTTAGAATTATCCTCAGTTTTATCTTCGGTTTTCTTTGGTTCTTCCTTAACTGCTTCTTTTTGTGGTTCGCTAGTTATCTTGGTATTAATTTTACCTTGATCTAGCAACCCCTCAACAGCGTTAGCAGCACCTTGCATTGCCTTATTAGACAATAATGGATTTGTTTCAGACATACCTGTCCTCCTTCGGTTAAGCTCCCTTAATTGGGTTGGCTTATTTTAACCTATCGGCTAAAATTTTTGTTCTTGTGATTGTTTTCGGAAAATCTCTAGCTGTTTTTCCGCTAGTTTTCCGGTTTCAAGAATACTTTTTAAATGTTGTTCAACTTTTCCGACAACATTGTAAGCGATCCAAAGTTTTTCCCTTGTATCGCCTTCTTTTGCACCAGTTTTTTCTAAAAGTGCTTCAGAATAAATTTTTTTAAGAGTACCTAACGCCTCTTGAAAGAGTTTATTCTCTAATAATTGTTTGGCCTGGGATGACCGGCTGAGTTCTCTCTCCCTCTTGGCCTGATCGTTCTTCTCCATTAAAACCTTTTAGTTGTTGACTAAATATATTAGCAGATTTTTCAGCTTTTTCAAGAATTTTAGTATTATCAGCCATAATCATTTTGTCAAGATCAGCATCCGCTTTAATTTTAGCTGTATCAAGTTGTGTATTATATTTCAATGAAATATCTTTTATCTTCGCTTCAAAGTCTAATAGATCAGCTTGACGTTCTTGATTCAGTTCTTGGTATTTAAGTTCTAAATCAGCAATCTTACGTTTATTCTCTGCATCAATTCTAGTAAATTCAATTTTTTCAATCGGTGTTAATGGCGGTGGCGTAGGAGGACCCATCATTTGTTTGCCTATCTCAGGATTAACAAAATAACTTTCAACATTCTTCAATCCGGCATTTTCAACAATTTTGGATAATGTATTATACATATTGGTTAGAGTAACCATTGGAAATTCTTTACTTCCCTGTAATTGGAAAGCCTCAAGTTGTCTTTGCAAAATATTATTAAGCATAACAATTTGTTGTTCTTTTGAGCCTGTGCCTAATCCAACCACTATGGAAACATTAAAACGATTTCTCCATTCGGTAGGTTTAACCGGAACATACTTGTTATGAATCATAATCACTTTTTCTTTGTCTTGATATTTAACCATCAACTCAAACATTTTTCTAAATAAATCTTTCACTCCGGTTTCGGCAAAAATTCTAGCCACCAATTCGGAACGCATTTGAGTTTGTGTCATTAAAGCATTAACGCCAGTTGCCGTTTTTGCGTTTAAAGTATCAGGGTCTAATCCTTGTATTTGTTTTGAAACTCCGGTTCTACTTTCCCTAACCGAATCTAAATATTCCAATAAAGGAAATGCTTGTTGTGAAATTGGTTGAGCTTGTAAAGGTTGCATCACTTGGTTTGGTGGTTGTTTAGTTCTAACGACTCCGCCAGGTCTAGTGGTTAAAAGATCATCCATATTGACCATTCCATCCATGATTGCTACCCTATTGTTATTCGTCAAATACATATTGTCTAATAATTGACGTAGAACAGTAGATTTCATTAATTGAATATCCTCAACTAATTCAGCAATAGAACGACCATAAAATCTGTGCGGCATTGGAATT